ATCTTGAAATTGCCATAGTTTATCTATCTTATTTGGTTTTTGGAAAAATATCAAGGCTAGGCATGATAACTCTGACATCTTTTCTTATATCAGATTCTGGTATATTTTTAGCTTTCCATTCAGAATCGTCCTTGTATACCTCGCCTGTCTTCATATTTGTTATTGTTGTTATAATCTCTTTTGGTTCTATTACTGGAATATTGTTCATTATGTTGTTATCTCCTTCTTAATGTTTAGATAGCTAACCGCTACATCAAACGAATCTGTGTTGCTTGATAGTACAGTCAAAGTATTACCACCTTCAACCACCAAAGGTTGAGTAAGTAATTCTGTTGTAACATTTGCTGTTAATGCTGCTGATTTTATAGCTGTAATACTGTTGTTTGTAACAGTAACGCTAGGTGTGCCTGCTGATGTAACTAATATAGATTTAATTACATAGGTTTCACTAACAAGAGGATTGCCTGTGCCAAAAGGATTTATTGCACTTCCTGATGTGCTATTATCTGTACCTACAAATTTATATTGATTAGCCATTAGTTTACAAAAAAGTTAAACGCTTCAATCTCATCCTTTAATTCTTCTTGAAACGTTGAATTTAATTTTTCAACAATTGCATCAAGATCTCTAACCTGTGCTTCTGCTGTTTGCACATCGTATTCTCTTGCTGGTCTAGTTATTACCTGTACAATTTTTGCCATTACAGACCGTATCCAAATCCTTGTCGTCCACCAGAGTCGTAAGAATATCCACCAGTTGGTCCACCTGAATCCTTGGTCCCTGGTCCATCGCCACCGCTTCCTGGTCTTCTACCTCTTCTTTTTGATTCGAGTTCTGCTGCTGCTTTATCTCTTGCATCTTTTAAAGCTTTTGCTTCTCTATCTTTTAATGCTTGTAAATCTTTTAATCTTTGTTCAAGAACAGCTGATTTCTTTTTCTTTAAAGTTTTATTTATTCTTGCCATTCTTTTATCAATAGCTCCACTTAATCCATAAGTAGTTTCATCACCATATTTACCACCCGTTAGTGCATTTAATAAACCACCTGATACAATGTTGTATTGATCCATTCCTGGTATTTGAGACATTAATCCTCTAGTATTTGGATCTGAATAAAAATTCTCTATTACATTTTGTCTATAGTCTCTTTCAGGTAACAAAGATCCAATTCCTCTTAATAATGAACCTGAAATAGATTTTTCTCCAAAAGGTAAAAACTGAGTAATACTTTCAATACCTCTTTTAGTTTTGTTCAATAAGCTGTTATCGAGATTACCTCTTGATAAAATCGTGTTATCTATAATACCTGTTCTAGGATTATTTCTATATGGTTGAAAAGCTGGATTAGTCATTCTTTTAAAAAATGAAGTTTCTATTGGTGCATCTTTAAAATTAAATCCTGGTATTTCTTCAAACTCTTCATTATCAAACATTGAATCATATCTTTGTCCAAGATTATATTGATTAATAAATCCTTGATCTATCCCTGTTCCCGATCTTGCAAATTGATTAGAAATATTTGTAAGTGGATCTCCTTCGAGTCCACCCATAATTTTATCTAAATATCTATTATCTCTTACTGCCATTATCTACGTCCATCTGGTTGTATATCTAATCTAAACGTACCTAATTTCCAACTTTGATTAGTTGTCGTATTAGATATCTTTAAAGCTATAGCACGTGCACGCGCTCTTGTATCTATTTTTTTTGTACTAGATGTTATATCAAATGGCCCTAATGGAGAGCCTGATTGTGAATCATTAGGAAAATCACGTAAATTAAATGTAATTCTTGTTGATCCAGTCTGTGATATAAAGTCAGGTACAAATCTTCTAATCTTCATAAGATACTCACCGTCTCCTCTAGTATCAGCTATTCCTGTTTGTTGGTTACCTACTATTCTTTGAGTAATATCAAAGTCACCTGATTCAATGCTTGCAACAATAGCTGTAGTTGAACCGCCTTGTACTTGATCAGTCCCTGTTTCATGTTGATAATATATTGTTCTACCATCTGTGTTTCCAACAACATCAAAAGATGTATCAGTAGCTGCATCATATTCTGTTGCATGTGGATTACCAAATACAGCAGAATCTTGCCACATAGTTCTAGCCAATGTTCCATTTGTCCATACAGGTCTTTGTGGTGATGAATCAAAATAGTTATATGCAACCATTCTATTTACAACTGATGATGAAGCTGTTGGATAAAACCACATTACTTCACCAAACAAATTATTTAATCCAGCAGACACCATTTGATTACCAGATTCTAAATTTATATCGTCATAAACGTGGTCTTCTACTAAACAAGGTAATGATTCTAATTTACCAGCATATCTAAAAAAACCATTTTCTGACATCCAATATGCAGCACCATCAACTTCAACACATGCATTTTGTCCAACAAGTCCACAGTTAGTTCCAACCTGTGCAAAGGCAAATGTAAATGGTTGACCAACAAAACGTTGTGTAAATAAAGCTGTATCAGTCCAAACATAAATTGCATCACGACCTCTGATTGCTCCTCTGATCTGTGATCCGTCGGCCAGTCTTTGTGTACCAGCTGTATTGGTTGCTGTAGGTGTATATGTATTTATATCTTCTTGATCCGAAAATCTTACAAACATATCATCTTGTGTTGTCGGTGTTCCAATAGTTGTTTCTGTTCCAAAAAATACTAAGTGTCTATCAGGTGTAGATACTAACATGTGACGTGATGCTGTTGGTGCACCAGATATGATAGTTGCTCTATTTGATGTTGCATCTGTTGCTGCAGAGTTCCATTCAAACACAGCACTGTCATGAATTAAACAAATAGCTTTATCTCCAAAATTATCTAATGACCACATACCAGGTTCAAGAACTAAATCTCCTGATGCAGCTTCACCCCATGCTACAAAATTTGTAGAACTTGTAATTGTTGCACCACCACTATGAGCTGCTGCAGTTGTTCCTGCTACTTCTCTTGTAACACCTGTAAGTTCCCCCGTAGCTGCGATACCTGTATAAGATATTTCTTCGCTACCTATAATTATAAAATTTGTACCTGCTGTTGGAAACTGTGATGAGTCAACTAATATAATACCTGTGGTTACAGAACTATTAATACCATTTTGTAAAGTAGTTGCAGGTTCACCAGATACCTCACCACCCCATGATCCTAATGACCAACCAAAACCTTTTGCTTGTACTGCTGGTCCTACTGGATAATAGTGTTGAACTCTAATACCACCCGATGTAGTTGCACCAGATCCAGACTCATTTGATGGCATTGTAACTGTAAGTGTTGAACTTGTAGGCACCGATGTCACCATAAATTTTTTATCGTTAAAATCTGCAGCTGCAAAATCAGAGTTAGTAATAGCTGAAAAACTATCTAACAATATAATATCTTGTGCGGATATACCATGATCTCCGCTAAAAGTTATTGTAACTTCAGCTGATCCGTTAGTCGTGCTAAATGCACTTGTAAGCGTTGATGTAGATTTGATAGGATGTATGTCATAATATACACCACCCGAAAATGCATATAAAATTCTGTTTGTACCAATGATTGCGTATTTTCTAGATAGACTATTTACAAAATGATGAAGACCTCTACCAGCTCCAGTTAAAGCATCGTCTCCTAGTTGTTTCCAACCGCCTATTTTTTCAGGAGTACCATATCTAAATCGTACATTATCACAGTCAGTCCATTGACCTTCTGCTCCTGTAGGAGTAATCTGTTTGTTTATCCCTGGCTGAAAACCTATTTTTTGTAACATATAACCTCATTATATATTAAAAGGCCCAGCTTACAAACGAGTATCGGGTGCCTTTTGTTGTTTCTTTAACTTCATGAGGATACATGAAATTAGATGGAAACAATAGTATATCACCCGTTTTTAACTTAATTTTCTCTCCTCTGCAATAGAATTCAGAGCCTTCATAGTCTTCATTTAAGTTGGCTACAATAGAGACTATTGGTACTCCCTTCATCTTACCATCAAATATACTGTGTATGTGATCATAGTGTTCTCTCATCATAGTGCCAACAACATATCTATTAAAACGTATAGGACTAAACTTACTTAAAAATGATCCTTGAGTCTTTTCTCCTGGTACACTATGTTTTTCTTGATACTCACCTAATGCTTTAACTAAGTATGGTGTTATCTTTGCTTGTTGTTCTTTGGTGCAATTCATTACATCTAACTCTTTTGTAGGTTCAGAAGATGTTTCACCAGATGCATAATTGTTCCAAGTATGTTTTTTCCAAATACCTTTATTACATTCATCTATTAACTCTTCACACACTTCTTTTGGTATGTGATTCCCTACGTATATATAACTTTTAATTGTGCTCATTCATCATCCTCCTTATATCTAAATGTGTTAAACTTGCCTCTGATCCTAGTATGTCTATACTAAACGTATTAAAAGATATGCTAATTCTATCTTCATCACCTTGGTTTATTGGTACACTATGTTTTAATGATGATGGAAATAATATTAGTTCACCTGGTTTACACGGCAACATAAAAGACTCTGAGTTTACATGATTATATTTTTCTGGATTTAATTTCATGCCGTCTTGTCTATCTTTTGAAAAAGATATAGGTGGTAATTTTTCGTTTATTTGAAAATACATTACACCAGATATAATACTATTAGGATGCACATGTTCGTGATGCTTAGATCCTTTTGGATTTCTATTAGCCCAACACTGTGTGATAACTAATCTTTGTTTTGAGTTTAAAACATCTGTCGTAAATTTATTTACAGACTCGCCCAAAAAGTTTTTTATATTTTTTAATTTTTCTTGACGTAATAAATATGAATCATCAGATCTATAATTACCGTTTTGTTGTTGCTCACGATAACTAATAGTTTTTAAATATGCTAACTCCTCATCAATTGATTGTTCGTAAGGTACAATTAATAAAGGTGTAGGAAATAACTGTAACAATTCTTCTTTCATATATAGGATATTACACTATTTTATTATGCTTGTAAACCACCATGTGAGTCTGAAGCTTGACCTGAACTAGGTCCTGCGTTAGCTGCAATTAAATCACCATAATCAGCGGCATTACCTGTAGTTGTAATAGTAATAAAATCTATGACATTACTATTAGAAGGTGTTTCTCCTCCTGCAAAAATTCCTGTAGTGCTATTTGAACTTGCTCCTAAACGTCCTCTTCCTGTGGTTAGATCACCAAAATCTGTAGCATTACCAGTTGATGATATGGTAACATAATCCATAACGTTTGAGGTTCCACCTCCTCCATTAACAGATCTAGTTGCGCTTGACAAACCTGCTGCGTTATTTTTATTTTCTGTTAAATTTCCAAAATCTGTAGCATTACCAGTTGAAGCAATGGTTATGTATTGAATAACGTCTGAGGCATCTGGAGTTATACCTCCAGCAGCTAAACCTCTTGTTGAAGATCCTGATCCTGCAGCACCTGAAGTAGTTGCTAATAGATCTCCAAAATCTGTTGCATTACCCACTGTAGCCATTGTTATGTAATCAATAGTGTTTACTAATGTAGGAGTTAACCCACCTAATCTTATTCCTCTTGTTGTACTAGAGCAACCAGTAGTGAATCCAACACTATTAGTTAAATTTCCAAAATCAGCAGCGTTTCCTTGTGACTGCATTTCAACATAATCAATTGTATCAACTTTAGGATCTAGACCTCCTAAGAATATTGCTCTTGTTAAACTAGAACAAGCTCCTGCTAATCTATCAGATCTAGTAAGATTTCCAAAATCAACAGCATTTCCTTTTGTTGGTATAGTTACAAATTGTATTGTATCCACTTCACCTGGAGCGTTTCCTCCTCCAAAAAAAGCTCTTCCTGATCCAGGCATATAGGTTACTGATGGACGTTGTAATTCTCCTAGTGTTATTCCACCATGTCCGTTAGAACCACCACCAATTTTAAATCCTGTAACTGCAGTAGTATCACCAAAGTCAGTAGCATTACCTGTTGTAGCTATGGTTACAAAATCAATAGTATTTACACTAGATGATGCTGGGTTTGATTGACCTCCCAAAAAACAAACTCTGTTACTATTACTCGCAGCTGACATTGTTATTCTGTCTACTGTTAAATCACCAAAATCCTGAGAATTTCCTGTAGAAGCCATTGTTACAAAATTTATGATTGATAGATTACTCGGATTACCACCTCCACCAAAAACACCTCTAGTTTCAGAACTTGAACCACCAAAATAATTATAATTTGTGCTTGTACTAATATCTCCAAAATCTGTTGCATTTGCAAAACTTGCAAAATCTATAAAATCTATGACATTTGTTGGAGCACCACCTCCTGCAAAAATAGCTCTTGTTGGACTTTGCATAGTGCTTGCACCAAATCTTGCTACAGTTAAATCTCCAAAATCAACAGCATTTGCTAATGATGAAAAACTTATTCTATCAATTACGTTAGAATTTGAAGGTGTTCTACCTCCAGCGAATACTGCCATACTGTCATTACTTGCAGCAAAAAGCATTTGTCTTGCTGTGGTTAAATCACCAAAGTCAGAAAAATTTCCTGAATTTGAAAACTCTTTATAACTTATAGCATTACTAAAAGATGGTTGATTACCACCTCCATGTACAATTCTTGTTGTGCTACCAGTGACACCACCACCATTATAATCGCTAGTGTTTAAATCACCAAAAGTAACTGCATTACCTGTCGTTGATATTTGAATTTTGTTAAAAGTAGCACTATTAGCATTACTCGTAACACCAATATCTCCTCTAGACCAAGAGCTGTTTCTTTGTTTTTTATAAGCTTCTTTTATATCCCAAATTTTTCCTGAATTAGACATTATTGTAATCCTCCATGATTAGAAGAAGCACCTGCTAAATTTCCTCTTGCAGTCACTAAATCACCAAAATCTATTGCATCTCCTGTTGTAGCAATCATAACATAATCTATAACGTTTGAAGCAGATGGTGTTAAACCTCCAGCAAAACATGCTCTAAGGTTATTAGAACCAGCACTTCCATCACTTCTAGCTGCAGTTAAATCTCCAAAATCTGTATCACCGCTAGTTGAAGCGATTGTAACATAAGTTATTGTATTTACATTTGAAGCAGATCCATCTGGTGCTGTTGCACCACCTGCTATTAATCCTCTTACGCTAGAACAAGCTGAGTTTGATAAAGCACTATATCTAGCCTGTCCTAAATCTCCAAAGTCTGTAGCATTACCAGTTGATGATATGGTAACATAATCCATAACGTTTGAAGTTCCTGGACTTGCATAGCCTCCTGCACAAACACCTCTTGTTGAACTTGCAAATCCTGTTGGAGTTGATCTACCTATGGTTAAATTACCAAAGTCAGCAGCATTTCCTGCAGAAGTTGTACTAAAATATCCTATAACATCTGATCTTGCAGGTGCATCATAACCACCAAGAGATAATGCTCTTGTAGAGTTACCAAGTCCACTTAAACTTTGTTTTGTAGATTGTAGATCACCATAATCAATTGTTGTTCCAGTTCCTGCCATAATACCAAATTCAATACTATTTGTTTCAGCTGGAGAGCTACCACCAAATACAAAAAATTTAATTGCAGTCCCTGCACTACCAGGATTTTTACCTTTTTTAGTATTTAAATCACCAAAGTCATAAGCATTACCTTGTGTTGTCATATTGGTATAATCTATTTGAGTTAATTCTGCTGGAGCCTCATTTCCTCCACAACTTAAAAATCTATTACCAGCTGAAGTTTGAGTTGTAACTAAATCTACATTACCACCCATACCTGAGTGAGATGAACAATAGTAATATAATCTTTGTGGTGTAGAAGTTGTTACTTCTATTTTTGTAAATGCTGTAGCTGAACCTGGTGTACCAGATGTTGTAACACCTGTTGTATATTCTGATCCAGAGTTGTGTGTACCATCAGATGTTTCTGAAAATCTTAATGGGTGACTTCCGTTTGTACTATCGTCTTGATTAAACTCGTATGTGCAACCAGGAAACAAAACAACATATTGTTGAGTGTTACCATCAATAGCATATTTGTTTCCGCCTGAAGAAACAACTGTTACAGTATATTTAAATGTTGTTGATCTAGCCACCTGTTAATCCTCCATGTCCGTTTGCTGCTGCAGCAACATTATTGTTTGCAACAATTAAATCTCCAAAGTCTGTTGCATTAGCGGTTGATGCTATTGTTATTTGATCTATTTCTGCTGTATTAGAAGGAGTTTGTCCACCTGCAAAAGTTCCTTTTATTGTATTTGAAGCTACTGAACCATGTAAGCCTCTTCTTGCTGTAACAAGATCACCAAAATCGTTAGCATTACCAGTTGTAGCAATTGTAATATAGTCAATTGTATTAATATTAGCTGATGTAGTAGGTGAAGCTCCTCCTCCAAAAACACCTCTAGTAGTTGAATTTGCTCCAGCTGATTGTGATCTCGCTACACTTAAATTTCCAAAGTCAGTAAAGTCACCAACAGTAGATATCGTTACATAATCTATAACGTCACTTAAACTTGGTGTTGCACCTCCTCCAATTAAACCTCTAGTATTTGAAGATAAACCTGCAGGACCATGTCTTGCTACACTTAAGTTTCCAAAATCTGCTGCATTACCAAGTGTTCCTATTGTAACATACTCAACTGTATTTACTACTGCTGGTGAAACTACACCAAGTGCAAATACACCTCTTGTATTATTTGCAAAAGCTCCTCCAGTTTCGGAACCAGCACTTGTGTCACCAAAATCTGCAGAGTTGCCTTTTGTAGCAAATTCAACATATTCTATAACAGCAGGATAACCCGTGCTTGGCGAACTCATATATCCATTAGCAGTTAGAGATCTAGTTTTATTAGAAAAACCTCCAGCAAATTGTCTTCTTGCTAAAGCTAAACTTCCAAATTCTTGAGCATTACCTGTTGAAGAAATATTTATTGTTTGAATTGAATCACTATCTCCTGAACCACCCGCAAACATTCCAACGTCTCCACCAGCTTCATTAAAAGGTATTGGTCTTGTTCCTTGATACCCGTCGTTTAGTCCGCCGTGTGAGTTTGATGCTCCTCTACATCTAAAATTATCTACTGTTGCATCTCCAAAATCTGTTGCATTTCCACCAGTGCTTATTGTAAATATATCTATTGTATTAACTTCTCCAGCAGGGTTATTATATCCTGCATAGTTTACTGACTTAACAGAATTGGTCGCACAATCAGTTTGTCTGCTTACTGTAAGGTCACCATAATCTATTGCGTTTCCTTGAGATGCTATTGTAACAAACTCTAAAGTTGTAAAACTTGCTGAACTTGGTGAAGGAGTATTACCCCCCACACAAACATATCTTGTGGAAGAAGAAGCACCACCTGCATTCATAGTTATTTTAGTTAAATCTCCAAAATCTATAGCATTACCTGTTGTATTTATTTCTACAAAATCAATTGTGTTTACTGTTGAACCTGTATCTCCTCCTGCCATGATAGCTCTTGTAGGTGAGGCTGAAGCTGCGATTGATCTTCTTGAAGTAGTTAAATCGCCAAAGTCGGTTGCATTACCTAAACTATCCATAGTTACGTAATCAATCGTGTTACGATAATTTGGATTATCAAATCCTCCAAACCAAAGTCCTCTAGTAGAATTAGAAGTAGCAGTTGTTCTTTCTCTTGCTTGTGATAAATTTCCGAAGTCGGCTGCATTACCTTCTGTTACAAATTGAACGTACTCTATTGTATCTACAGCTGCTGGATTTGATGTTGGAGTAACACCGCCTCCATAAATAGCTCTGGTAAAAGAACCGCAAGCACCACCGTTACCTGTATTTGTACTTAAATCTCCAAAAGATGTAGCATTACCTGATGAGGATATATTTACTTTTGCAATAGTTGTTAATTGAGATGGGCTAAACCCTCCAAAAAATAAACCCGTAGAATTTGCATTCGGCCAATACCCACCCATAACCGCGTCATAGACTTCACGCAGATTCCAAACGCCTGAAGCGTTATCAAGTTGCGGGTAGTTAGCCATTTACTAACCTACTTTTTTAGACCAAATATTTGTGGCTGCAGTTGTTTGATTAAACGGTATAGTTGCAGTTGGATCACTAGGATCTCTATCAGTCCAAGAAGATGTATACGTATCTAAATATGTTTTTACATCTGCTTCACTTGCAAGTTCACCAAGTCCTACTTCATCTGAACCATCAACTGTTGCACCAATCATAATCTCAGTTGGATCTGGATAGTAACCACCATCTTCAATCCAAGAAGGTATTGTCGTGCCACCGTCTAATTTGTATTTAACTATCTTGTTTGCCATTTGGTTTCTCCTTATTTGCTATCAGTTTAGTATTGAGCGACTCTTCATCGTACAGCTTAAATCCTCTACGCTCTGCAAATTTTTCTGCATCTCCTGAGA